CTGGAGATACTAAGGGAGTAAGTAAGCAATTCTCCCCTGTACCCTATAATGTGAGTTTTGAATTATTTGTAATGGTAAAGAATTCGGATGATGGTATACAGATCATTGAGCAAATATTGCCGACATTCTCTCCTTCATATACAATGACGATAAAAGATTCGTCGGAACTAAAAAATAGTCAGGATGTACCTATTGTACTAGATTCAGTAAGTTATGAGGATTCGTATGAGGGGGATTTTGCAACAAGAAGAGCTATAGTATATACCCTGAGTTTTACAGCCTCTGTACAATTATATGGCCCTGTTACATCGCAAGGTATTATTAAGAAAGTTGATACCTCAATGTATGCTGATGTACCCGTCAACTCACCAAATAGAAAACAAACATACTCAGTCGAACCAGATCCCGTAACCGCCACAGAGAACGATGATTTTGGATTCACTGATTCTTGGAGTAATTGGGAAGATGCATAACAAGCTAAAGCGCTAAAGCGTAAAAGGAAGAAGAAATGGCATTAACAAAAGTAAAAAATTCAAACCTAGAGGATGCAGATTTAGTTGCTCTGGCGGGTAATGATGGATCCGCTTTAACTGGTGTAGTTAAAACCGGTGATATCGGAACGACTGTTCAGGCATATGATGCTACCATCATGGTTGATGCAGATATCGGAACGACTGTTCAGGCATATGATGCTACCATCATGGTTGATGCAGATATCGGAACGACTGTTCAGGCATATGACGCAGACCTGACAACTCTCGCAACCAATGGCATTGGCACATCAGCTAATCAGATTGTTCAACTCAATGGGTCGGCAGAATTGCCAGCAGTATCGGGTGCTAACCTGACTAACCTACCCGCATCTGGCGGCACTATCACAGCAACAGCATCAGGTGCTTTGGCTAATGGTGATAAGGTTATATTGAATACGGATGGTACTGTTAGTGTTATCGTAGGTACTGCGGAGGGTGCAGGCACTGCGGCTGTGTTTGAAAGTGGTGATACACCCTATATCTCAGCTACATTTGATTCTAACTCAAATAAAATAGTAATAGCTTATAAGGATGATCTAAACTCTGGCTACGGCACAGCAGTAGTTGGCACAGTATCTGGAACAAGTATTAGCTTCGGAACTCCAGTAGTATTTGAAAGTGCTAATTCAATCAATATCTCAGCAACATTCGATTCTAACTCAAATAAAATAGTAATAGCTTATAAGGATGGTGGAAACTCCTACTACGGTACAGCCGTAGTTGGAACAGTTTCAGGAACAAGTATCAGCTTCGGTACTCCAGTTTCATTAAGTCTGTATTCAAACTATATCTCAGCTACATTTGATTCAAACTCAAATAAAGTTGTAATCGCTTATGCGGATGCTGGAATCAATATGTACGGTACAGCAGTGGTTGGTACAGTATCTGGAACAAGTATTAGCTTCGGAACTCCAGTAGTGTTTGAGAGTGCTGGTACAGACTATAACTCACCTACATTTGATTCAAACTCAAATAAAGTAGTTATCGCTTATAGGGATATTTTGAACTCTAACTACGGTACTGCCGTAGTAGGTACAGTCTCAGGGACATCAATTAGTTTTGGTACTGCGGTTGTATTTGAAAGTGCTCAGGTAAGTTATCCCTCAGCTACATTTGATTCTAACTCAAATAAAATAGTTCTCGTTTATAGGGATGATGGAAACTATGACTACGGCACAGCAGTAGTTGGTACAGTCTCAGGAACATCAATCAGTTTTGGTACTCCCGTGGTCTTTGAGAGTGCTCTTTCAAACTGGAACTCAGCTACATTCGATTCAAACTATAATAAAGTTATAATTGCTTATCATGATGGTGGAAACTCCTACTACGGTACAGCCGTAGTTGGAACAGTTTCAGGAACAAGTATCAGCTTCGGTACTCCAGTGGTATTTGAAAGTGCTGGTACAGACTATATCTCAGCAACATTCGATTCTAATTCAAATAAAGTAGTCATTGCTTATAGGGATGGTGGGAACTTAAGCTCTTACTACGGTACAGGCATCGTCTACAGCCTTGCCAGCACAACTCTAACTGACACAAACTTCATTGGTATCTCAGATGCAGCTTACTCTAATACAGCGACAGCGACAATCCAGACAGAAGGTGCAACAGATGATGCTCAGGTAGGTCTAACAATAGGCACTGAGTATTATGTGCAAAACGATGGAACGCTAGGTACTACTGCAGGCTCTTTCACTGTCAAAGCAGGTATAGCCCTCTCAGCAACTAAACTACTTATTAGAAGAACATAGTAAACATTTCAAACCCAGTTTATCCAGAGAAACCATAATATCTACATGAAACTCGATGAAACTTTTAATATAGAGCCCCAAGTCTTAACAACCTACGAGAAGCAAGAGGTTGTTAAGTCGGATTCTATGGAAGTCGACATTAAGAATGATTATGACTATGCTCGAGAAAATTATTATAATTTAATTGAGAATGGTAATGTAGCACTCGAGGATCTAATAGAACTCGCTAAGCAGAGCGAGCATCCTCGAGCATATGAAGTTGTGGGTCAATTGATTAAAACCCTTGGGGATACTACCTCTCATATCTCCACGCTTCACGAAAAGCAAATGAAGCTCAATGCCTCTAAACCAGAAAAAGTAACTAACAATAATCTTTTTGTGGGGTCGGCTACTGATCTCCTGGATTTGATTAAAAAGTGATATGTACCATTATTATATTATTAAAGTTCGAAACTCTCTTATTAAAGTTGGTATAACTAAGAATTTATCACAAAGACTTAAAGCGTATAGGACAGCAGACCCATTACTTGTATACTATAAAACGTATGATTTGGAAATGGATAAAAAGACTATTTTATTTAAAGAGCGTGAAATATTGTCGGAGCTTAGGAGGTGGTATACATGTCGATCAGAAACCATTGAATCGGATAACCCCCGTGCTATAGAAATGATAGTTGATGGTATAATATATGAGTGATCCATACCTAAATAACCCCTTTCTAACAAAGAGGTTAAGTACACATTCCTACACTGAAGAACAAATCATCGAGTTCAAGAAATGTGCAGAGGATATACATTATTTTGCAGAAAATTATTTCACCATAGTTCATATCGATCGTGGTAAAATTAAAATCCCCCTTTACGATTATCAAAAGAAATTATTAAAACAGTTTGAGAAAGAGCGCTTTAATATAGTTACTCAATCTAGGCAGTCAGGTAAAACAACTACAACGACTGTATTTGTTCTTCATTACATACTGTTCAATAAAGATAAAACGGTTGCCATCCTTGCTAATAAGGGAGATACTTCACAAGAAATTCTTGCTCGAATTCAACTTGCATTTGAACTCATTCCGAATTGGCTCAAACCCAATGTTGTTGAGTGGAATAAAAGAACTGTTGAATTTGAGAATGGTTGTCGAATTATGGCAAGAGCCACATCGTCTTCCTCTATTCGTGGTCAGAGTGTTGCATGCTTAATAATCGACGAAGCAGCATTTGTAGAGAGGTGGGATGAATTTTATAAATCTACTTATCCTACAATCGCCAGCGGTAAAGAAAGTAAGGTTATATTAGTATCAACGGTCAATAAACTCAATCACTTCAATGCCATCCGGGTTAAGGCAGAGCGTGGGGAGAATGAATTTGTGCCATTTGAGGTAAAATGGGATGATGTTCCCGAAAGAGATGAGGCATGGAAAGATCAAACCATTGCCAACACATCCCTCGAAGATTTTATGCAGGAGCATGAGAATGTTGCTCTTGGTTCGTCAAATACGTTAATATCGTCTTGGGTACTTAGAAATATTATTACGACAGAACCAATTGAAATAGTTGATTGTGTCAGATACTTTGATAAACCTATTACGGGGAATAAGTATATAATAACGGTAGATACTTCTCACGGGAAGGGGCTCGATTATTCTGTCTCCACTGTATTCGATATTACACAATACCCCATTAAACAGGTTGCAGTATTTCGAGATAATAAAACCTCCTCCAAGGTATATACAAGGATTATTCATAATCTTGGAATACAGTATAATAATGCTCACATCTTAGTGGAATCAAATGATATTGGTCATACCGTAGTTAATGAATTAAATTATGAATACGAATATGAAAATTTAATATCGGAAAAAACTAGTAATGAAAAATATGCTCTAGGGGTTCGTACAACAAAATCAACCAAGCGTATAGGTTGTTCTATATTATCGGATTTAATTGCAAATAATAAACTTATTATACAAGATGAAAATACGGTAATGGAACTTTCCAATTTCGTCTCCCGTGGATCATCATATGAGGCAGAAAGAGGTACAACTGATGATATTGTCATGACCCTTGTTATGCTTGCATGGTATACTACAATAGAAAATTTTGAATATTTGAGTTCTATAAATATAGATGATCTTTATCAAGAAAAATATACAGAGATAGATGATATTATACCCCCCATTATGACTACAGAAGAGCCCACCGGATACTATGAAGCTGGTGATTATTGGGTTAAACCTTAAGAACTTTAAGCACTTTAAGCACTTTAGAAATAATATATTATAAATACCTATATGGCAGAAAAAAATAGTTTATTCGGATTTTCGTTTAAGAAAAAGAAAAAAGAGAACGAAAGTTTCATAGTACCTTCGTCGGACGATGGTGCCTTAGATATTGGTATTTCCGGATTTTTCGGATCTGCCATTAATGCTAAGCCCGATACCGCGGCTACCGAAAACGGATTAATAGAACAATACAGAAATTTAACTTTTGTTGCAGAGGTTGATCAAGCAGTAGAAGATATTATTAATGAAGCTATTATTTCCGATTCTAGTACTTCACAATCTGTGAGTATATCGGTTGTTGATCCAGATTATTCGGACGAAGTAAAAAAATTAATAAATGATGAGTTTGATACTGTTCTAAGACTCATGAATTTTAATGCTCAGGGACATGAAATATTCCGAAATTGGTATATAGATGGAAGAATATATTATCATAAGATAATAGATCACAAATCTTCGAAGAAGGGATTATTAGAATTAAGATCCATTAATCCGACTGAGATTAAAAAAGTTAGAGAAGTATCTAAGGAATTAGATCCAGTTTCTCGAGTTGAAATTATTAAGGGTGTTGAAGAGTATTATGTATTCGGAGATGGTCACAATCAATTAAAGATTTCGCCAGATGCAATATGCTATGCATCATCCGGTCTCATTGATAGATCCAGTGGTATGGTTTTGAGTCATCTTCACAAGGCTATTAGACCAGCAAATCAGTTAAGAATGACCGAAAATGCACAGGTCATATACAGACTTGCACGTGCTCCAGAGAGAAGAATATTTTATATCGATGTTGGTAATATGCCAAAAGCTAAGGCAGAGCAACATCTCAAAGATATAATGGATCGCTACCGAAATAAAATGGTATATGATGCCAATACTGGTGCACTGACTAACTCTACCGATCAAATGAGTATGATGGAGGATTTTTGGCTTCCTCGTCGCGAAGGTAATAAAGGTACAGAAATCACTACACTCCCGGCAGGAACTAATCTTGCTGATATTGATGATTTAATTTACTTTCAAAAGAAATTATTTAAATCTCTTAATGTACCGGTTTCGCGACTAGATTCGGAGTCTACATATACATTTGGTTCGGGATCTGAAGTTACGAGAGATGAGGTTAAATTCTCTAAGTTTATATCCAAACTTCGTAGGAAATTTACTGCAACATTTGATGATCTTCTTCGTACACAGCTTCTTCTTAAGGGTGTTATTACTGAAGCTGAATGGGATAAATTGAAAGAAGTATTAATTTACAATTTCAGTGAAGATAATTACTACGCAGAATTAAAAGATTCTGAAATCTTGAAGGAGCGTATATCAACCCTCGAATCATTGGAACCTTATGTCGGAAAATACTACTCAAATGATTATGTGAGGAAAGTAATTCTCAAACAGACGGATGAGGAAGTATTAGATATAAATGATAAGATAAAAGAAGAAGAAAAGGATCCTATGTATCAGGAACCAGAAGAAGATGAAGATAACTATTAACCAATGGGAAATTAAAAAGTGGAATTAATTGATAAAATTAAAACAGATAATTTAGTTGCAGCGAAAACAACGTTCAAAGACATAATGTCAGATAAAGTTATAGATAAACTAGAGCAAATGAAAAAAGATATTGGTTCTAATTTATATAAAAATCGGGAAGAAAAATGAAACTCATAACAGAACTTCTAGATCATGATTTAAATATATTAACAGAGGGTAAGGGTAAAACCCTTCATATTGAGGGAGTGTTTCTTCAATCTTCTGTGAAAAATAGAAATGGTCGAATATATCCAAAAGAGATAATGTCTCGAGAAGTTCGACGTTTCATCAATGAAGAAATTAAGAATAAAAGAAGTATTGGGGAATTAAATCATCCACCAAATCCAACACTTAATCCAGAGAGAGCTTCACATTTAATTACATCTCTTCAAGAGTCAGGCAACGATTACATAGGTAAAGCAAAAATCCTAGATACCCCAATGGGTAATATTGTTCGTGGACTACTTGAGGGTGGAGTTAAACTAGGTGTATCTTCCCGTGGATTAGGATCACTAACCAAAAAAGGTGGTGCATCTGTAGTTGGGAATGACTTTAAATTAAGTACAATTGATATTGTAGCCGATCCATCGGCACCTTCTGCGTTTGTCGAGGGAATAATGGAAAACGCAGAATGGGTTTATGATGATGTCCTTGGATATCAGAGTATTCGGAATTCTATTAGGGAAACACCTTCTAAGCATCTCGAAGAAAAGAAATTAGAAGTGTTTAGTAATTTTATAAATAAATTATAATTAAATTTTTTATAAATAATTATACATATTATATGTTTACATTAGGAGAAAACAATGGATCAAGCTAAAATTGATGATCTTGAGTTAGAAATAACTGAAGAAGAAGTCGTCGAGGCAGCCGAAGAAATTGTGGAAGAACTTGTTTCTGAGGATGAGGAATTATCCGAAAAGAAAAAAGTAAAAGAAGAAGAAATCGAAATCAAAGCTGACGATGATGAAGATGATGACGATGATTCTGAAGTTGAAGAAAAAAAGAAACCCGTAAAAGAGGATAAAGTTGATATGTCTGCTGATGTAGATGCTCTTCTCGAGGGTGAGGATTTTTCTGACGATTTCAAACTTAAAGCTACCACAATCTTTGAAGCGGCAATTGGTGCTAAATTAGCATCAGAAAAAACTTTACTAGAAGAAAAATTTCAGACTAAGTTGGATGAAGCTACTCAAGAAATTGAAGAAACTTTGTCTGACAAAATTGATCAATACTTAAATTATGTTGTCGAAGAGTGGGCGAAGGATAATGCTATTGCATTAGAGCACGGTATTCGTTCTGAAATATCTGAACAATTCTTAAATGGTATGCGCGATTTATTCGTTGAGAATTTTATCGACATTCCAGAAGAAAAACTTTCTATTGTTGAAAGTCAATTTGACGAAATTGAAGAACTAACTACTGCATTGAACGATGTAGAAAAAGAAAAAGTTGCTCTTTTCGCTCAGGTTAACGAAGCAAAGAAAGATCGAATTCTTTTAAGTTTATCTGAAGACCTTGCGGTCACAGAAACAGAAAAATTTAAAGAACTTGCTGAAAATGTAGATTTTGAATCAAGTGAACTATATGAAAAGAAACTCATCATTATTAAGGAAAAATATTTCCCTAAAGATGAAAAGGTGTCTAATATTGAAGAAGCTATTCCTTCAACTGTTACACCCGATTTGAGTAATAATATGGCTGCCTATGCGGCGGCAATTTCAAAAAATAAATAATCCATACGAGGAGAAACACAATGTTCCAAACAGAACAATTGAATGAAAAATGGCAGCCAGTTCTTGAGCATGCTGATCTTCCTGAGATCAAAGACTCTTACAAGCGTGCAGTCACTACAGTCATTCTAGAAAACCAAGAAAAAGCGTTTCGCGAAGATACCAACCTTCAAGAAGCAGCTCCAGCTAACGCAACTGGTGCTAATGTTGCTAACTGGGATCCAGTCCTAATTTCTTTAGTAAGACGTGCAATGCCTTCATTGATTGCATATGATGTTGCTGGTGTACAACCAATGACTGGTCCTACTGGTCTTATCTTCGCTATGAAGTCAAGATATACAACTCAAAGTGGTACAGAAGCACTATTCGGTGAGGCTGATTCAGATTTCGCAGGTGCTGGTACACATGCTGGTACTGATCCGTCTGTATTAAATGATGCTTCACCAGGTACATTTACTGGTGGTACTGGTATGGCTACTGCTACAGGTGAAGCCCTTGGTGATGCTAGCGGTAACTATTTTCCAGAAATGGCATTCTCAATCGAGTCTACTAGCGTAACTGCTAAAACCCGTGCATTGAAAGCTGAATACACTATGGAATTAGCACACGATCTAAAAGCTGTACACGGTCTTGATGCTGAATCAGAATTGGCTAATATCTTATCTCAAGAAATTCTTGGAGAGATTAACCGTGAAATGGTTCGTACAGTTTATGTAAATGCTGTTGAAGGTTCACAAGATGCTGCAACTGCTGGTACTATTGTTGCTGCTGATTTAGATGGTCGTTGGTCTGTTGAGAAATACAAAGGCTTAATGTTCTGGATCGAAAAAGAAGCTAATAAAATTGCTATCGATACTCGTCGTGGTAAAGGTAACATTCTTATCTGTTCTAGCAACATAGCATCTGCATTAGCTATGGTTGGTAATCTTGATTTTGGTGGCGTTTCCGGTAATCTATCTGGTAATGTTGATCCAAGCGGTAATACTTTTGTTGGAACTCTAAATGGTTCTATCAAAGTTTTCGTTGATCCGTATGCAACTGGCACTGATTACTTTGTAGTTGGTTATAAAGGTGCATCTCAATATGATGCTGGTATGTTCTATTGCCCATATGTTCCATTACAAATGGTTAAAGCTGTTGGCGAACAAACATTCCAACCTAAAATTGCATTCAAAACTCGTTACGGTATGGTAGATAATCCATTCGTTACAGGTGGTGCAAATAATAACGTCTACTATCGTAGAACTAAAGTTACTGCTATCTAATCCTAGATACAATAATTTGAAATGGGGGGTACAATTTGTACCCCCTTTTTTTTTATGATTTCGGTGGTCAAGCGTTTAATTATTTACATATTGGCATTATTAATACTTATGACAGGGGTGGCGACTATTTACAATTATTCTAGAGTTTTAAATCCAATTCCAAAAGCACATAAAAATACAAATTCTGCATTTCTCACGAACACTATTTTTATTGCTTCTGACGGTTATCAACACCCACTTAGAATATGGGAATCCAGGTCATCAAGACACAAAGCAATTCTTGTATGCCTTCACGGTTTCAATGATTATTCCTCATCATTCGGAACACTCGGCAAATATCTTGCTAAATATGATATTAAAACCATAGCCTATGATCAAAGAGGGTTTGGTGGTACAAATTCTCGAGGTTATTGGGATGGTGGAGCAGTAATGGCTGATGATTTATTTTCATTGGTTACTCTCCTAAAATCTCAAGAAGAAGATGTACCAATATTCGTACTCGGCAACTCTATGGGCGGCGGAGTAGTTCTCAAAACACTTTCATCAACCGATCTAGAGGTCAACGGTGCAATTTTAGTTGCTCCGGCGGTAAGAGGTAGGGCAGTTATGTCGTGGTTTCAAAGGGTGACTCTTTGGATTGCTGCACATACTATTCCGTGGGTTCAAATAGGTGGTGGAGCTTCTATCGCTGGTAGAACAATTACCCCATCTGATAATATTCCCATGCTAAGATCTATGCGGCAAGATCCAATGATCATTAAAAAAACAGTTATCGCAACCGCTTGGGGATTAGTTAATTTAATGGATGATGTTCTTCTCGGATCGACCGCCTTAGATACCAACACACTTCTCCTATATGGAGAGAAAGATGAAGTAATTCCACCCTATGCTATGAATAAATGGGTCGATTCGCTTCAAAATAAATCCACGCTTAAAAAGATTACATATGATAACGGTTATCACATGCTTCTTCATGATCTTCAGGCTAAAAACGTACTTTCTGATATAAACCTGTGGATTCACAACACCCTAGACCCTAAAAATAGGAGGGAATTTGAAATTTGAGTTTACAACTACATGAAAATGTATTATAATATAATTTTACCTGCAGGATAAATATTATGAAAAAACGAAATAAAGCACTATTAACAGTCGGCGCATTAGCATCCGTTTATTTAGTTGGTAACACTATCCAAAAAAATACTGATATATCAGCGACTAGTATGCTCGAACTCGTAAGTCCACAAACCTGGACGGATAGACCAGAACAATTATTTGGCATTAAAGAAATAGATAAAACCCTGTCAACCCAATTTTACACAGGGAAGGGAGAATTTGGTTGCGGTGCCACACATCATGTAGGTGGTGGTTGCGGTGCTAACCATCTCCCCAAAGAAGAATACAACAATCTCCCATCAGAACATAACCCAGGAAATAAACTAAATGAAAAGCGGAAATAAATATAAGATACAAAGGAATGTTTATAAATTTTTATTGAGACCTATATTATTTAAGCTCTGTCCAGAGACAGCACATGATGTAGTCAAGAATATTATGGTATCTCTTCAAAAGATACCAGGCTCAAGATCTCTGCTGAAATTCCTATATCGCTATGATAATCCCGTGTTATCTCAAACCGTAGGCGGTGTTCACTACAGCAATCCTCTCTTAATTTCCGCTGGATTTGATAAGTATGGAGTACTCCCCTCTGTTATCAAAGATCTCGGATTTTCTGGTATTGAACTTGGTTCATTCTCGAAACATATGCATCCCGGAAATCCACCGGTTCGACTATGGAGAGCAGTTAAATCCCAATCAATTAACGTATGGTATGGTCTGAATAATTCTGGTTCTCAGCATGTACGAGATACCATTGCACCATCTTGGAAGTCTGTTCCGGGGGTATGTGGTGTATCTGTATCCGCAACAAATGGTATTTCTGGTTCGGATGAGGCGATTGAGGATTTAACAACCTCATACAAGAGACTTGCACCATTCGGTGATTATACAACCATAAACCTATCTTGCCCAAATCTCGGGGTAGCTAATCCATTTTTTAATATGGATAATCTGGGAGAATTATTACTGAAGTTAAGATCACTGCGAGAATTACTGGGTCTCGAGAATGTACCCCTATATTGCAAAATCGGACCAGATCATACAGACGACGAAATTCGTGAAATGATTGATGTTATGGTTGAATATGGTATAAACGGTATACTTACTTGTAACCTTACAACTAAGAGATCCTTGGTTCCAGAGGATGATATAACCACACACGTTTTTCATAAAGGTAAACTTGAAAAAAGAGTTATGCCCTACGATAAAGGTGGTATGAGCGGTCACGTTCTTAGACCTATGACCAACCATATAATTAGAATGTGTGCTCAACACATTAAAGATTCTGACTACGATTTCATAGTTGTGGGTATTGGTGGTTGTGATACCCCAGAGGACGCATATCATAAAATACGGAATGGTGCAACATTAATACATCTTATCACCGGCATGATCTTTCATGGTCCACAAATTTCTGCAGAAATTAATATGGGACTCGCTGAACTTCTTGAACGTGATGGGTACACCAATATATCTCAAGCGATTGGAGTTGATCTTGATTGAATATAAATATTATTCTCTATCTTAATTCGGTATTGCCATGAATCCTTATAATAATTCACATTTTAAATTTGTAAATAAATCATTTCCCCGAGTAGAATTCTCTTGTACTGAGATGTCGATTCCGTCTATATCGATGGAAGCTACCCCTCAAATCACTAGATTCAGTGATGTCAAACACCCCGGTGATAAATTGGTATTTTCACCGTTATCATTAACCTTTCTTGTTGATGAGGATTTGTTAAATTATGTTGAGATCTCTGATTGGTTGGTGAGGATAAGAGACACTGAATACGAAAAAATTGATGAAGCAATATCAGATTCAAAGCTCTTAATACATAATTCTTCCCATAAATTGGTGGGGACTTACACATTTAAGGATTCATTTCCAACTAGTCTTAGTTCCCTCGAATTAACTTCAACGGATTCCGGTGTAATATTTCCAACTGCTACAGTAGATTTCGATTACACTTCGTTCCATTTTGAGAGAGCTAATAGTACTGAATAGTTTACAATTCGCTAGAAATGTAGTATAATGCTTCAATGGACCTAGATAAAATTGATGTAACTAAACTTACTATAGAATCAGCGGAGACACCTTTAATATACTCGAAGTACATGAATCAATACAATGAGATTCTTGCTAAACTTAAGTGGTATGGGATGGAATATGATGTCCTTTACCTAGATAAATGGAAATATTTCCTCGGGAAAGCTGATCCCGACGTTTATTTAAAATCCCCTCTCCCTGAAAAGATATTAAAATCCGACGTTTCCTTGTATATTTCAGGTGATCCTGATGTCATAGAACTTAAGAAAAAAATGATATCTCTTGAAATACAGGAGAAAGACCTTGAGAAAAAATTAAAAGAAATCGGAGCAAGGTCTTTCCATATTAGAAATATAATTGAGTGGGAAAAGTTTCAGGCGGGGAATTAGTGGATTATATAACAAATAACAAATCTGATATAACAATTACCAAGAAGAATGATATCTTCGTATCTATATCGACCGATAAAGGTATAGCTCAAGAATTGTCCGACCATTTTACCTTCGAAGTTCCTGGCGCAAAGTTCATGCCAGCGTATAAAACTAGAGCATGGGATGGTAAAATAAGGCTCTTTAATCTCAAGACATCTCTTATCTATTATGGTCTTAAATTTGAGGTGGTTAGGTTTGCTGATACTAGAGGTTATACATTCTCTATATTTGACGAATCTGGGAATACTGATAAGGGTGATGTCACCGAATTCATAAAGGCTTTGAACATTCCTCTCGAGTTAAGAGATTATCAAACTGAAGCTATACACCATTCAATAAAACAAAATAGATCTCTTCTAGTAAGTCCTACTGCATCTGGTAAATCATTAATCATTTACTGTCTAATTCGATATTATCTTCTTAAACAACCAGAAAAGATTCTACTTCTGGTACCTACAATATCACTTGTATCACAAATGTTTAAAGATTTCGGTGACTATGGGTTTCATTCAGAGACGAATTGTCACATGATAACAGGAGGGAAAAATAAGGATTCTTGGCAGAGAATATATATTTCAACATGGCAATCTGTATACAAAGAAAAGAGATCATACTTTGAGAAATTCGGTGTCATATTCGTTGATGAGGCTCATCTAGCTAAAGCAGCATCACTCAAGTCTATAATGGAAAAACTTCCGAACTGTAAATACAGATTCGGATTAACGGGAACTCTTGATGGAACCGAGTCTAATAAATTAGTTCTCTCTGGATTATTTGATGTTCCAAAGAAGGTTGTATCCACCAAGGAATTAATGGATGCTGGTACAATATCAAAACTTAAAATCAATTCCCTCATCCTAAATCATTCTGTCTCTGATAAGAAGATAGCCACTCGAGTTAAAACTTATCAAGAGGAATGTGATTATCTTGTTCTTAATGCTACACGAAATCAATTTATTTCCCGTCTTGCTACAAGCCTTGCGGGAAATACGCTTGTTCTGTTTCAGTACGTTGAGAAACACGGTATTCCCTTGACCAAGCAAATCAAAGCGATGACCACAAAGAATGTCAGATATATTTCTGGTATGGTTAAAGCCGAAGAAAGAGAAGAAACCAGAGATGTTACAGAATCTAATGATGATGTTATAATTGTAGCATCATACCAAACATATTCAACTGGTATCAATATCAAGAACCTTCATAATATTATCCTTGCATTTCCAACTAAATCCCAAGTGAGAGTCCTACAGTCTATTGGTCGTGGTCTTCGTCTTCACGATTCTAAAGATAAGTGTAATGTATATGACATAGCCGATGATATTAGGAAGGGAAAAAAGAAAAACTATACCCTCAACCATTTCTATGCTCGCTACAACATATACAATGAAGCAGAGTTTGATGTTTCAACAGAGATTATCAACCTATAGTTTACAACATCAAACTAATGTGATATAATATTAAACAAGTACATAAAAATTATAGCAACCGTCTGAGTCGAAAGCTATCGGGTTGTAAAGGCTACCATCGAAACCTTTGTTTTGATGCATCCATTCACTGAGTCCGTACAAGCAAAACGTGATAGAGTAACCGGATCGGGGCGTTGATATGAGTCCACTAAGGATTCCTGAATAGACAGGAACAAGGTCAGTAGGAATCGTAACCTGCCCTTAAAATAATAGTATTTACAATTAATGAAAAATAGGTTATAATATAATCTTAAGATAAAGGAAAAAATATAATGCCAAAAGTCAAAGATAAAGCAGTTCATTATGTCGACAATAAAGAATTTCTAGAGGAAATGATTGAATATAGGATCTCTTACCAGGATTATCTAGATAAGGATCTAGAAAGAAGACCTACTATATCAGATAAGGCTGCAGTCTGTTTTATGAAGATAGCAAAGAATCTAGCAACTAAACCTAATTTCCGGAACTATACTTATAAGGATGAAATGATACTAGATGGAATAGAAAATTGTATAGCATATGCCCATAATTTTAATCCAGAAAAATCAAGTAATCCATTTTCTTATTTTACCCAAATAATATATTATGCCTTTATTCGTAGGATCCAAAAGGAAAATAAGCAACGAGATGTTAAAAGAGGTTTAATTCATAGATCCGATATATCGCAACTTTTTGACATAGACGTATCTAATACTAATACCGAACTTCAAGAATATTATAATGAAATACTAAAGGATTATTTTCAATGAAGATTGCTTGTATAACCGATCAACATTTCGGCGCCAGAAATGATAGTATACATTTTTCAGAGTATTTCCAGAAATTTTATGATAACGTTTTCTTCCCTTACTTGAAGGAAAATAATATATCAACAGTAATTGATCTTGGTGATACATTTGATCATAGAAAGTATATTAATTATAATATATTTAATCTTACTAAGAAAATGTGGTTTGATAAATTAAGGACAAATGATATATCGCTTCATTGTATAGTAGGTAATCATTCAACTTATTTTAAAAATACCAATACAATTAATTCAATAGATTTATTGACAGAACTTTATCCTAATGTAACATCTTATTCAGAAGTTGAAGAGGTTAATATTGGTGGACTCGATATGCTTTTTGTTCCATGGATTAATCCTCAGAATTCTAAATCTTCTCTCGAGACTATTGATCAAACTAGATCTAAAATAGGATTTGGTCATCTCGAGGTTAATGGGTTTTATTTAAACTCACAAATAGTTGCTAGATCTGGCTTAAGTCCTTCTGTGTTCTCTCATTTCGATGCTATGTATTCCGGTCATTTCCATAAAAAATCTGATAATTCTACCATATATTATCTTGGTACACCTTACCAGATTAATTGGTCTGATTATGGTGAGACTAAAGGTTTTCATGTATTTGACACTGAAACATTAGAAATGGAGTTCATTGCCAATCCATATACAATTCTCGAAAAGATATATTACGATGATTCCAAAATTGACTATGAGACGGTAGATGTAGGTGAATACGACTCTAAGATCATTAAATTGGTTGTAATCAATAAAAAAGATCTATATAAATTTGACAGATTCCTCTCAAAGATGTATAATGATATTAACGTCATAGATCTTAAAATTATAGAATCAAACGATCTAGATTCTGGAATAGTTGATGAAGTTGATTCAAGTGATGATACATCTTCCCTGATTTCCAAGTACATAGAATCTATTTCGATAAGTGGTATTGAGAATGATGATCTCTCAAATAGAATGCATGAATTATATGTTGAGGCAAGTGATATAGAATGATTAAATTTAAACGAATAAAATGGAAAAATTTATTATCCACAGGTAATGAGTTCCAAGAGATTGATTTTGAAGCTCATCATAGAACCATGATCATCGGTAAAAATGGTCATGGTAAATCTACATTGATTGATGCTCTTACGTTTGGTCTGTATGGTAAACCATTTAGATCTGTTAGGAAAGACAACCTCGTTAACTCTATTAACAAAAAAGATCTTGAGGTACATATTCGATTTGATGTTGGTAATTCAGAATATAATATCATTCGCGCCATAAAACCTAACAAGTTTGAAATCTACAAGGATTCCATTCTTATAAATCAAGATGCTAAGGTTAGGGATTATCAAAAGTTCCTTGAACGGAATATCCTTAAAATGAATTATCAGGCATTTACGCAGGTTGTTGTTCTTGGTTCAAGTTCTTATGTTCCGTTCATGAGACTTTCAACATCCAGAAGAAGAGAGGTTGTTGAAGAATTATTGGATATTAAAATATTCAGTCTCATGAATTTACTTCTCAAGATTAACATTCGTAAAACTCTCGAGGATCATAAAGAACTCAGTAATGCTGTTAATCTTCTCGAAGAAACGATTAAAATGAACGTTCTTTCTCTCAAATCGTTGAAAAGACGTGCCAAGGTTAATGATGATAAAAATAACAAGCGAATTAGGGATAACAATTCCAGAATTGAGGAATTGAATTATGATATTCAGAGACTCGAGTCCGTCAATTCGAGTCTTCATGGTGCTATTGGTAATGTGGTGGATGTACAAAACCATGGGAAAAAACTCTCCATTCTTCATGGTCAACTTAAAAGCAAATTAAAGTCTGTTGATAAATCTATAGATTTTTATTCTGATAATGATTCTTGTCCCGAATGTGAACAGGATATCAGTAGAACATTTAAAGATTTTATGTTTACAACTCAAGGAAATTTGAAGGACGAAATCTCCACCGCTTTAAATGAATTATCAGGTAGGTTGAAAACGACACAAGCTAAACTCGATAATATCATATCCCTTGATATGGATGTAATACATAATGAATCCCTTATCAAAACAAATAATGCAATGATACAGTCCCTCATGTCAAATAATTCAGAGATTGAAAGGGATATATCAATTGATAAGAATGGAAATACTGAAATTTCTGAATTAAAAGAATCAATAAAGTCTAAGAGGGAAACTCTTATCAAAATTGAAGATAAATTAGAAACGACTATTCAAGATAAAGAATATATGTCTGTAATGAAGAATCTTCTTTCAGATGAGGGGGTCAAGGCTTCTATCATTAAGAAGTATGTGCCTCTAATAAATAAAACAATAAATAGTTATCTATCTAGTATGGAATTTCATGCTAGGTTCGAACTTGATGAGGAATTTAATGAATCTATCTTTTCGAGATACATAGATAAGTTTAATTATGATAATTTTTCAGAGGGAGAAAAACAAAGAATTGATCTTGCATTACTATTCACTTGGCGTAAGATTGCTAAAATGAAAAATTCAGGGAATACCAATCTTCTGATAATAGATGAAATATTCGATTCTTCTCTTGATGATAATGGTACCGAAGAGTTTATGAAAATTCTTTATACATTAGAAAATGAAAATGTATTCGTCATATCTCATAAAAATCATATGGCAGAAAGGTTCGACGAAGTAATAAAATTTAAAAAAACTGGTAACTTTAGTAGGAGAGTATAAGTTGATATACGAGTATGTTGCATATGGAATTGTTATTGCTTTAGCGGTAAAATTTTCTTATTCCGCAGGAGCTAAGGCGGGATTAGAGTTCGGGGTGAATTATTGTTTAGATAATCTACATGAACTAAATATCATTGATTTCAAAGTCGACAAAGACGGTAACGAAATTATAGTGAGGGTTGTTAATAATGGAAAAAATAATAAAGGTTAAAATTGAAATACCTATGGCATCAGACCCCATTAAATATGAGGTCGATCAAGAAACTGGAGATATTTGTTTAGATAGATTTCTCGATACCGCAATGTATTACCCGACCAATTATGGGTTTATGCCGGGTACATTAGCTCCAGATGGAGATCCACTTGATATATTAGTCCTGAGTCCATATCCCCTGTTATCGGGGTGTGTTGCTAGATGTAGGGTCCTAGGAGTTTTAAGAATGGTTGATGAGGAAGGTGAGGATCATAAGATTTTGACGGTACCAACTGGAGATTATTATGCTGATTATAACGATCTCGAAGATGTTCCGAGGAGATTACTATCATGCATTAGACATTTTTTTGAACATTATAAAGATTTAGATCATGATAAATGGGTTAATGTTATTGGTTGGGAAGATGGTGACTCCGCAAGAAAAGTAATTAAAAAATATGATAATATAAATCCTTATACAAAATGATAGGGGAAAAGTATGATACTATATGATGATACAGTCGATGAATTTAATAAATCCACATTTGAAACTATAACTCCTTGGATATGTGAACGATTAGGAATACCAGATGAGATAGATATATGTTTTTTTATTGGCGATCTGTCTAATAAATCTGACGTAGCAGAAGGACCACTTCGAGGATATACAATATGTGATCCTTCAAATAGAGGTTACTATGATATCTACATTGATAATGATATGCATAGGAATACAATAATTTCCACCATAATACATGAGATGGTTCATGTATATCAATATATAAATTATAGAGACCTCGATGAAGAGTATGCATATTCCTCTGAATATGTATTATATTACGATTTTATGATTGAGCTTAACGAGGTGTAAAATGAAAATCGGTTTAATTAAAGAGATAAAGGATAATGAAAATAGAGTAGCAATTACCCCAGATGGGGTTCGTGCATTAGTTAATGTTGGTCATTCGGTATGTGTAACATTTGAAGCGGGAGTTGGTTCTGGTTATTCGGATGATGATTACATAGCAGCTGGTGGGGTTATATGCCATGACTTTTATGCATGGGATTCGGATCTTGTAGTTAAGGTTAAAGAACCACTCGAAGAAGAATACAAATATTTCAATGGGCAAATATTATTCACTTATCTTCATCTAGCTGGTGTAGATAAAAATCTCACACTCAAATTATTGAGCACAAATACCACCGCCATAGCATATGAATCTGTTGCGGATGAGCATGGAAATCTTCCTCTCCTATCGCCAATGTCAGCAATTGCTGGTAATATGGCTATTACCATTGGTTCTTATTATCTTCGATATGCGGGGGATCTCAGAGGTTCTGGAGTACAACTTGGAGATATTAATGGTAATACCTCCGGTAATGTAGTTGTTGTTGGGGATGGGGTTGTTGGAAGACATGCTGCTAAAATGGCTTCGGGTATGGGTTCTAATGTCACGCTTATTGGTCTCGATGTCGAATGCCAAAAATATTTCGGTCATGGAAGTGGTGTGATATATAGAAAATCAACTAAAGAAAATTTAGAGCATTACATTAAAGATGCCGATTTAGTTGTTGGTGCAGTTTCAATCCCCGGAATGAAAACTCCGGTTGTTGTCACAGAAGATATGGTAAGGTCTATGAGAAAGGGGTCTGTTATTGTTGACGTTTCTATAGACCAAGGTGGATGTATCGAAACTTCACGTATGAGAACTCACAAGCACCCAATTTATTCTAAACACGGTGTCATTCATTATTGTGTATCTAATATGCCTGGTACATATCCAAGGTCTGCTACGGATATATTAACTGAATCGACATTACCATATATAACAAGGTTAGCTAGTTCTGATATTGATAAATTAGATTCAAATTTTAAAAAGGGGGTTTATGTGCATAGTGGTAAAATAACTAATTTAAATGTTGCGGAATCATTGGGCTTGGTGGAATATTATGAGTAAATCAGTTAACATATCAATTACCGGTGCTGCTGGTAGAATCGGATATGCTTTAGTGTTTCGCTTGGCTAATGGGGATTTATTTGGAGAAGATGTAAAGGTTAATCTTAAACTCCTAGAAGTTCCATCGGCAATGAAAACCTTACACGGTATACAAATGGAATTGGATGATTGTAATTTTCCGACATTAGGGAATGTAGTTATCACAGATGAACCAGAAGTCGCATTTGGTGATGCTGAATATGTGTTCATGATGGGGGCTAAACCCAGACTAAGGGGAATGGAACGATCCGACCTCCTACAAGATAATGCAAAGATATTTGCTTCTCATGGACGTATTCTCGGTAAAGTTGCATCGAAAGGTGTTAAGGTATTAATTGCGGGTAATCCAAGCAATACCAATACCCTCGTAGCTTTATCTAATGCAGTTGGATTAAATTCTACCAATTTTACTGGAATGATGCAACTCGATGTTAATCGTGCTAAGACTATTGTATCTAAATATTGTGGAGCTCCTCACACCGCAATTAACGATCTCATAATATGGGGTAATCATTCCCCCACATTATATCCCGATTTAAATCATGCCCAAGTAAAAGGATTTAAGGCAATGGATCTTATTGAGAACGATTGGTATGTTAAGGATTATATACCTGCGGTACAAAATAGAGGTGCTTCTGTCATTGAATGGCTTGGCGCTTCGTCTGCAGCCTCTGCCGCTAATGCTGCAATTCAACAAATGAAAATCTGGTCGGGTAAGGGCGGTTCACAACTCTGGGAATCAATGGCGGTGTTATCATCAGGACAGTATGGTATTGAGTCTGATTTAATATTTTCATTTCCTATCTATCATGCAAGAGGTAAACTCTTTGTTGTTGATGATCTAGATATTAATGAATATTCCGAGTCCATGATAAGATTGACTGAGGCTGAGTTAATATCTGAGAGAGATGAAATTAGGCATTTACTATAGGAGGAAAGAGATTATTATCATTCTTGTGGTAAAAAATAAAATAAATGTTTACAACCTATGGAAAGTATGGTATAATATATTAACAATTAATAAGAGGTTATATTGTGAGTAGATGGTGTGGAATTATAGGATATTTCGATTATTATTCGAATTCAAATGAATTTATTGATTTATAGGGGTATAGTATGTCAAAGCAAATAACACGTGTAGTGAGTCTAATTGTACTCGGCGTTGCGGCTGTTTTAGGAAGTACGCAAGCTGTGGCAGTGGATCAGGATTTACTTAAAATATTACGTGAAAATAGAGCGATTACGCAAAAACAATTTGAGCAGCTCACTGAAAAGAAAGGGACATCCGATGCTTCTGTGATCAGTGCCGTGAAAGACACCCAGTATAAGATTTCAACGGGTAAGAAAGGAATAAGTATTAAATCAACCGATGGCGCCTATGCCTTTGGTGTCGGTGGCCGTGTGCAAACCGATGTGAGTTTCTTTTTTCCAAACAGTGAAGCGGGCAACGGTATGGAAACACGGCGGGTTCGTTTGAAAGGTTACGGAAAACTAGCGCACGATTGGAAGTACAAGGCTGAAATTGATTTTTCTGAATATAAAAAAATTGACTTAACCGACGGCTGGCTAGCTTATACGGGTTTTGAC